CAGAGCATTTATGGAAAGTCTCCGGCTAAACTTCACCGGTCCGTCTAGTTATCGACGGTAGCTGCCAGTGGCAGCTAAGACCTTTCGCTACTACATAACCACCAAGTTTTCTGGTGTACCGTTTGGTCTTGGTAGGATCACGCCGTGACAACGTAGGCTTTTTGAGCCATGTTGCGTAACGTAAACCATCGTCTCTAAGGAGAGATTCCTTGTATTGGAACCTCAAGTACCTAAAGGCGTAAAGGCCATGTTTACTCACACTAATGCGACTCAATTTCTTAAAGTCGTAACAGAGGAGAAATCTCTCGACATCATCTGATATCTTAAGACCGGCATCGTCCGGAAAGTAATCGGGCACGATCTTTAAATCTAGACCGTACCTTTCAAACACCGATCGAATCGTTGCAAAGAGGTCCTTGTCATACACGTAACTCAGCTCTCCGAAGTACGATCTGTACTTCTCTAAGAGAGAATTTGTCACTATATACAACCAAGGCTCCAGCGCAGACTTTTTTCGGCTGGTGGGGGCCCTAAGAGTAAAGGGCCTAACATTGCGACCTGCGAGGTAATCACCTCCACAGGACTCTCTGAACTTCTCAGTTCCATAGAACGACTTTTCGTCATTCACGATGAAACCGACCAATGCTGTCTGCTCAATGAAGAGCTTGGCAACACGGGTAGGCACGATGCAGTCGTCGCCAAACACCGAGCACTTTCCAAAGTCTTCCCATTCAGGGAATTGGGAGTTACTCAGTGGCTGATCGACGTACATTCTGCACGCGTGGGAAAAAGTCCAAAAGACGAGGGTCTCCAGCGGAAAAGTAACCGCATTTCCCATAGTGCTAATCATGTTTAGGTCAACGGACTCACCATTCAAGGTGATCGTCTTCGACCGGACACGACATATAGCATCGAACCACTTACGAGGTAATAAATACGCAAGTAGCTCAATCAATACACAGTCACTCGCGGAGCTGAAGTCGATCGTGGCATTTCTGCCAGTAATCGACGACTCCATAGCAAGCGTCTGATGTAGGGTGGGTAGAGTCTCGACATCGAGTCCGACGACTTTCATCCGCTTATACATCATCTCCATAAGACCTTGCTGGAAGAACATGTTCCCAGTGGCCTCGATGGCGATCATTCGGCGAATTAGGTCGTTTTTCTCGACTGTAGTAGCCCGCGATCCGTCAACTATCTGATACCAATCCCCCACAGGGGTAGCCAGATTGAAAGCTTCAATCTGAGAGCGCAACAACGCGTCGTGCTCCAGGTATCGTTCAAATAACGGTTTGACTTCTTCAGTCATACTAATCGGGAGGGTAAACTTTTTCTCCAAAGACGTGTCTGTAAAAGGCACACCAATAGAGGATCCAGACGAGTGCTTGCACTCACTGAACCATTCATCCTCATCGAACGCAGTCAGAACTTGATGCATGAGGGCTCTC